TCTGGCTCACTTGATGCAAACACAACAGCAAGCAACAATGTGGCTATTGGTTCAGCAGCATTAGCATTAAACACAACTGGAGCCACTAATACTGCAATTGGTTCATTTGCTATTAGAAACAATTTAACAGGAGCCAATAATACTGGAATTGGCTATTCTGCATTAGAATCTTCTACTGGTAATGCAAATGTTGGTATAGGAAGAATTGCTCTTGCTGGTCTTACATCTGGTGCCAGCAATACTGCAGTTGGTACTGGTGCTGGTTCTTATACAGGAACAACAACAGAACAAGTATTTGTAGGTACTGGAACAGGACAAAATAATGGTAGTGGTGTAGTAAGCATTGGAACTATTATTGGTGGTTCAGGATACACTGATGGAACATATAACAATATTCAACTATTTCCACAAAACTTTAATTATTGGGGCAATCCATTTATTGCAAATATAACTGTTTCTTCTGGTTCTGTTACAGCAGTAGCAGTTGTTTCAGCAGGTTCTGGATATAGTGTTGGTCAATCATTAGTTATAGTTCCTGCTAATTTTGGATATCCTGCAGGATTACTTGCTGGTTCAGGATTTAGTGTACCAGTTGCTACTATTACAACAACACAACAAAACACAGCAATTGGTAGAGGTGCTTTACAGTTGAATCCAAATGGCTCAAACAATACAGCAATTGGATATCAAGCAGGTAGAAATTCAACTGGTTCATCAAGTGTATTTGTTGGTTATCAGGCTGGATTAAATGAAACACAAAGCAATAGACTTTACATTGATAACAGCAGCACTTCAACCCCATTAATATATGGTGAGTTTGATACTAACAGGGTAAAGATTAATGGAGACTTCCAATTAACAACAAAAACACCTGCCACATCAGGTGCTGATGGAGTTACTGGAACCATTGCTTGGGATGCTGATTATATTTATATTTGCGTTGCAACTAACACTTGGAAGAGGGCTTCCATAGGTGGCTGGTAAGCCTTCCAAGGGCCTTTTAAGACACTTTCAGGGCGTTCTGGTCTTCTTATACCAAGAAAGGCTTTTAATTAGCCAAGGATATAAGGTTCTCAGTAAAAACTCAGTAAATTGTTATAAAAGAGTTATAAAGGAAAAGGCTATTTTAGGTACCTGCCAAGGGTAAATGGTGTATACTTAAATATATATAAGAAAGAAAGATATCCTTATAGTTTTAAAAGATATCTTATATATAGTATATAGTAACTTGACAAATAGTTGATTTCAGGGTATAATTAATACATGACAACTAAAAAAGATATGGCAATAAGCCACGGATTAACAAGAGCAAGAATTATAAAAACCTTCCATAAGAATACAATGGTCCAAGATGACGGATGCATTGTTTGGACAAAAGCAACAAATGAAAATGGTTACGGCATTATGGGTATGCCTTATAGGCATGAAGATGGAAAAATGCGTACTGTGCCTATTTATGTTCACCGTTTTGCATGGGCCTTAAAGCATGGATTGGCTGCATTACCATTGGGCAGCGGATCAGAGCGTAGAGGCGACAGAATGGTTTTAAACCACATTTGTCATAACCGTAAATGTGTCAATCTTAATCATTTAGAGGTAATCTTACAATCTCAGAATACAAGTATACATAAGAAAAGGCTAAGAAAGCCTAATGATGCCATTGTTGCTGATAATCTAGAGGACTTCATGGAGCAGATAAGGAATACTGAGCGTGAGTGAAAAAAAGCGGGGAAGACCAAGAAAAGTAGAGATATCCCACTGGGACAAGAAGTACTATACATTGGACCCTAAGAGGGATGAGCAAGCATACTATAACCTTAAGCAGGAAAGGCTCTATAAAGGTTTTGCTACCTTGTTTACATTGGCATTTGACAAGGAACCTAACCAAAAAGATGTAGGAACTCTTAATAAGGCTGTTGCTGATATAATAGATAGGATATGACAGCACATCCCAAATATGGTTTCTCTAACTCACCCTTCTACTACCTGGGTAAGTACAAGACTAGCCAAAGACCCAGAGTATGTGTAAGATGTGGGCAATCAGCCTATTATTACCATCATGACTGGGATTGGGTATGTGCAGCACATCTACTAGACCTAGTGAATATAGGCCAAATGGCCTTCTCCTGGGCAGATTATGAGGAAGTATGGCAAAGGACAGAGAGACTCCTCCAGAGGGCAGCACCATCGTCTACTGGTGTCAAGAACACGGTGTATCAATATGGGAATCATGCTGTGGAGGACGAGGACCAATGGGATACTATGAGTCTTCAGGCCCTATTGGACAATCAGAATGAGTAGCCCATATAGCAGTGCTGAGTATAAGCGTAATAGGAAGATAGTCCTTGAGGCTAGTCAATGGACATGTCATTACTGCAATGGTGTAGCAAACACAGCAGACCACATTATACCTGTCTCACAAAATGGCGGGAATGAATTAAGTAACCTATTACCAGCATGTACTAGATGTAACAGTAGTAGACAAGACAAGACATTGATACGACTAAGGTATTGGAATAAGCGTTATGCATGAGCGTGGTTTGGTAGGCTATGAAGGTTTGGTTACTCTTATAAGAGAGCCTCTTCTAAGGCCTGTCCAAATAGTGAGACAGTTCATCTCAAACCTTGAGACAGGGAATTCCCGCATATCCGCATACCACAGGTTTGAAGGTTTGTCAAGGGCCCTAAAAAACCAGGGAATCAAAAGGATATACCAAACCTCTATTGGTAGTATATGGACGCTATGTGGATATGAGGTTTGTTAGATAAAAGGTTTGATGGTTTTTTATTTATTCAATCATTCACCCTGTAAGAGTATGATAAAAAACCAGAAATATAAAATAGTAAAAGGAGCAATATGAGAACAGGAATGAGCCAAGGTCCTAGAGGCCTTAGAGATGTATCAAAAGTAAATGAGCCATTAAACCTTGACCACACTTTGGCAGATAGTGTGAGATTGTCTATATCCAAGGCTACATGGTTAGATGAAGTAGATATGGCAGCAGCCAAGCAAGCAGTCTTATTGGCAGAAACCATAGATGCCCATCCAGACAAGCGTCATCAGAATGCACCCATCCTAATTGGTTTGCTATCAAACCTTGGTTTGCTCAATAACCGTAAGAGCACTGAGATGTCTCCTGCAGAAATGTTACAGGCTATTGCCAACGGCTAATTGGTTACCCACCTATTGGACTGAGCCTCTATCTGAGGACTTTACAACTGATGGCGAAAAGGTTATTAATATCTCTCAAACCTTATGGCGATTACCTGAGAAACATGATGAGATATTAGTATTAACGGACTGGCAGAAGTGGTTAATCCGCCATGTATTAGAGCGTTATCCAGATGACTATTATGACCCTTCTAAGGCTGGTAGGCTGCGCTATAAACAGGTAGTAATATCTATGCCTAGAAAGAACGGAAAGAGCCTCCTAGGTGCCTTATTTGCCCTATACGGGATGCTTCTCCATGAGCCAGCCCCTGAAGTTATATCTGTTGCAGCATCCGCAGATCAGGCAAAGATAGTCTATCGCAGGCTAAAACACCAGGTAGATTCATCTGAATTGCTTGCACATTTCTTTAGTAAGTCCACGGAACATAGAGGACTATGGACTAAAGATGGTACAGGTATGTATAAGGTTATAGGTGCTAATGTTGCAACAGCCCAAGGCTTGCATCCATCTATGGTCATATTTGACGAACTCCATGTGGCCAAAGAAGATGTGTGGACTGCAATGTCGCTTGGTTCTGCTACCCGCACAGATGGGCTAACCATTGGCATTACAACTGCAGGAGACGACACATCAAACCTTCTTAAACATTTGTACGAAAGAGGAATGGCAGCCATAAATGGGCAGGAAGACTTGGAAAGATTTGGCTTCTTCTGTTGGGAAGCACCAAAGGGCTGTGCCTTAGATGATGAAGAGGCAGTGCGTAATGCAAACCCTAATCTTGCATCTGGCATCCTAAACTGGGAATCAGTCAAGAATGAACTAGCCACAATGCCTGAACCAGACGCTAGAAGATACCGTTTAAACCAGTTTGTGTCTAGCATGAACGCTTGGATTCCAGTTGGTGCGTGGTCTCAATGTCCTCAAGGCAGACCAGTTAACCCTGAAGTTTTTGCTATTGAGCGTACTCCTGGATGGGAATACTGCTCTATTGTTACCGCAGAACTTAGAGAAGATGGCATGATTGCCACTGAACTGGTTGCATCATTTAACAATACAAACATTGATGAGATTATTGGAGCATGTATTAAGTTAGCACAATACGGCAAGCCCTTCATTATGGATGTAGGAGTCTTGGGCGACTTGGCTTCTGCCCTAAAACAAAAGGGATTCAGAGTTCAGACAACAAGTACTAAAGATATTATCTCTGCGTCAAACAACACATACAGTAGAATTATGAAAAAGGAATTAATTCATCCACAAGATGATATAGTTACCTTGCAAATGCAGCGAGCAGTACGCAAGAATAGCGGAGAATCCTGGAGGATTGCCCGTAAAGACAGTGGGACTGATATTGATGCAGCAGTAGCAACAGTATTGGCCGTCTGGTTTGTGGAGACACAAATAAAACCACAACAGATGGTTCATTGAGGAGAACGCAATGGGATTTAAAGATAAACTAATCAACAGACTTGGTTATGAAGTAGAGCCAATGTTTGTTCCTGATACAGAGACTCGTGGAGTAGCAAACACTGCACCACCAAGAATAGAGAGTGGTGTATCACCAACCACTGCCCTTAGCCTTGTTGCTGTGTCTCGTGCAACATCTGTATTAGAAACTTCAATCATGCAGATACCTGTAAATGTTTACAGAGGCAACACACAATTACCAACACCACTTTGGTTAGAAACACCAGACATTGAGAATCAAATCTCTCAAGCAGAGTGGCTTGGCACAACATTAATGAACATGGCAGTTTACGGAAATGCTTTTTGGCATATTCAAAGAGGACCAAGAGGAATTGTAAATGTCAGAAACTTACATCCAACAGATGTGACGGTAGCAGTAGATGGCGATGGAAATATTTATTACACATACTTCTCAAAGCGATATGATGCAAGAGATATTAAACATCTTAAACTGTTTCACAATCCAAGCCCAACAATATTAATTGGTGAAGGTCCAATCCAACGCCACAGATCAGTTCTGCGTTCAGCACTTGACTTGCACAACTATGCAGACAATTGGTTTAGAACAGCAGCAGTACCAACAGGTACATTAACAACATCAGAATTTCTTTCTGCAGATGTAGCAAAGCAAAATAAAGAAGCATTTGTTGCATCTCAGCAAGAAAGAAGTATTGCCGTTCTTTCATCAGGACTTAAGTATGATTCAATCGCACTAAGTCCTGAGCAAGCACAGTTCCTAGAAAACCAAAAGTTCATAACACGCCAAATCGCAATGATGTTTGGTGTGCCAACAATGTATCTTGGAATGGGAATTGAAGGACAAGGCATGACCTATGTCAACGGTAATGAAGACAGAGCAAAGTTATTTCAAGATGGATTGCAGCAATATATTGTACGAATCCAGCAAGCAATCACAGACCTTCTCCCAAGAGGGCAATATGCTGAATTTAATTTAACAGAGTTCCTTCGTCCTAACACTAAAACAAGATACGAGTCTTATGCAATTGGACTCACAAATAATTTCTTGACAATTCCAGAAGTCCGTGAGATGGAAGGCATGTCAGAAATAACACAAGACCAGGCTCCAGTTGATGTCGTTGGCGACACTCAACTTGTAGTCTAAAATGGAGTAATGACTATGAATGAAATGATTACCCGCAGTTTTGAGATAAGAGCAACAGATGCTGAGAAGCGTGAAGTTTCAGGTATTGCTGTTCCTTTTAATCAAACAATTGACATTGGCGGAGGATGGTCAGAGCGTTTTGAAAAAGGCGCAGTAGACCTAACTGCTAATGTTAAATTATTCCGTGACCACGAAGACATCATTGGTGTCGTCACAGAAATGGAAGAATCTGACGAAGGCCTATTAATTAGAGCCAAGATATCAGACACAGTTTTGGGAAATGAAACACTTAACTTGGTTAAGGATGGAGCAATCCGTTCTTTCTCAGTAGGATTCATTCCAGTAACAGATGTAAAAGAAGACAAAACAATAATTCGTAAGAAGGTAAATCTCAAGGAAGTATCCTTAGTAGCATTTCCCGCATACGACAAGGCTGAAGTACTTTCAGTCAGAGAAGAAACCAATCAGGAGGAAATATCCATGGAAAACACAACACCTGATTACACTTCAGCAATTGAAGAAGTTCGTAATCACGCAGAGGAGTTGGAGCGTCGTCTAGATGTTATTGCATCAGAAAAGACACCTCTAATCTCAGTACCACAGTTCCGTTCATACGGAGAATATGTAAAGGCAGTAGCAGCAGGAGACCTTGATGCTCACCGTACATTTACAGGAGCAGACTCAGCAGATTCAATCATGAAGAACGCTTGGGTTTCAGATACAGTTCGTATCGTAAACAATGGTCGTCCAACATTCAACCTATTCTCAAGAGGCCCACTGCCTGCTGACGGAATGAATGTAGAATATCCAAAAATCAATACCAACACACTTGCTATTGGAAACCAGGCTGCAGAAGGAGACACACTTTCCTATGGTAAGTTGACTCTTACATCTGCAACAGAGCCAATCAAGACATACGGTGGTTACACAGATATGTCACGCCAAGTTGTAGAGCGTTCATCAATCAATTATGTTGACACAGCATTCCGTGCAATCGTTGCTAAGTACGCAGCAGCAACAAACGCAGCAGCAATCGCAAAGGTTACTGCAGCAGACGATGACTTCAACCAGGTAACACTAGCATCATTTGATACAGATGATGTTCTAGAAGCACTTGCAGATGCAGCAGTCAAGGTTAACAACAACACTGGTCTACCACTTGAAGCAATTCTTGTAGGTTCAAATGTATTCAAGAAACTTGCTAAGTCAACTGATGCAGCAGGTCGCCCACTACTTTCAAATGTTGGCGCAACACAGAACACATTTGGTTCAATCAATCCACTTGGTTTGACAGGAAACATTCTTGGTCTACCAGTTGTACTTGATCCAGCACTTGGTGCAGACGCAATGTACGCATGGAACGCAGCAGCGTTGACTGCATACGAATCAGCAGGCGCACCATTCCGCTTGAACGATGAAGAAATCACTACACTAACAAACTCATTCTCAGTATACGGATACTTGGCACTTACATGCCAGGAGCCACTTGCTGCAGTTAAGTTTAACTAATATTTAAAGGAGTAAGATTATGGACTGGACTGACCTCAAGGCTTATGTAGGTGCTTCATCTACTGATGACGCTTATGTAGAAGAATGCTGGGACACATCTAAGGATTTGGTTGCAAGTTATATTGCATCTACCAAAGTTCCTGTTGGTGTGTTGAAGCGTTGCTACCTTGAGGTTGGTTCAGAACTATTTAATCGTCGTAACGCACCAATGGGTGTGGCTCAATATGCAACTTATGATGGTGCGCCATTAAATACTGCAAGAGACCCACTCGTTGGTGTGTATCCTTTACTTAACAGATACATGGTGCGATTCGGATGAATTTAGCAACGGTAAGAAGTGAATTAGAGAGTGCCATCATTCTTGGTGGCATCTCAAAGGTTTATAAGTTTGTACCAGCAAGACCTAATCCACTTTGTGCGATTATGGAACCTGACACTGAGTTCATTACTGTATATGCAAACCAATATGAAGCAGACTATGCATCTAATTGGAAAGTACTTATCTTAGTACCGTATGCAACTAATGAAACAGAGACAGAAAATCTTGACGACACACTTGACACTCTTATCCCTGCGATTTGGGAATACACATCAGCAAGAACATTAACCGTAGATAAACCATTTATCCAAGAGGTAAATGGTTCTAGGTTTTTAGCAACAAACATAAATATTTCAATAGACATTGAAGGAGGAAATTGATATGGCAAGAATTAAAGGCAAATCAGTCGTCTTTGAAGTTGACGGAACAGAGTTTGCAGGTCAGGTAAGTAATGTTACTTTCTCATCTGCAGTAAATACTCTAGGTTTTGGTAACTACGTAGACTCACTTGATTTCACATGCGCTGTTTCTGGATTCCAGGACACAGCAGCAGCATCACTACACTCAGAACTATGGGCTAACCCAGGTGCATCTGTAAATATCTCATTTGCACCACACGGAAACTCAACACCTTCTGCAGCACAACCATGGTTCACAGCCACAGGTTACGCAGAGACTTTGCCTGATCTAGGTGGAGCAGCAGGCGAATTATTCGTCTACGATATCACTTTTATTCTAGACGGCAAGCCAACTAGAGTAGAATCATTCTAATTAGGTAGTCATGGCAGAGGCAATAACTGTTGAGGGTATTAAGCAAGTCACAGACTCACTTAAGAAACTTAACAAAGATTTAGAATCAAACATAGAACTTAATAAAGAACTAAGTACGACTCTATCTCAGAAAGCCTCTGCTATGGCACCTGTATTAACTGGTGCTCTTGCTTCATCTGTTAAAGGTAATCCTTCAGCAGAGAAGGCACAGATACTAGCAGGCAGTGCAGCAATACCTTATGCAGGAGTAATTGAATATGGTTGGCCAGATAGAAATATAGATGCCCAGCCTTATTTAAATCCAGCAGTAAACGATAACATGGGCTACATCATTGAGAAATACAACGATAGTATCCAAAAGGCAATAAAGCAATACGACTTAAACTAACAGGAGGCAGTAAAATGGAGAACTTTGATTTAATGAACACTCTCAAGTGGAAAGAACTTGCAGAAGTAGAAGAGTATTTAGATTTACCTATGGACGAATGGACTGAAAGCAAGTCCAAGTCAAAACTAGCATTCGCAATGCAATACATGATGGCAAAGCGAACCAACCCAGGCCTTACAATAGGAGAAGCAGAAGAGATGTCAATCCAACAGTTGACTGACCTTGCAGGAGTTGAATTCACTGTCCCAAAAGAAGTGAATCCAGCCTAAACAGGATGGGCGAGTTCTGTGCAGAAACAGGATACACGCCAGATCAGTTTTGGGAACTCACGCTGGAAGAATACGGTGCAATTGTGACGGCACTTAACAAGAGGAGTAAGAATGGCTAATCAGATAACAATTGATATTGTTGCTCAGACCTCCAAACTTACTTCTGGAATTAAAGATGCTAATGGCCAGATTGATGGCATGTCAACCAAACTTAAAGGTATTGCAAGCACTGCAGGTATTGCTGCTTCTGGATTCCTTGCAACAAAAGGCCTAACTTTTCTTAAGCAGGGCATTGATGAGGCTAAAGAAGCCCAAGAAGTAATGACTAGAGCCACCACTACATTTGGTGAAGGCTCTGATGCATTAAAAAAGATTACAGAAGATGCTGAAAAGTTTGGTAAAGAACTTGCAATTGATAATGATGAATTAATTGATTTAGCAACACAACTAGGCTCAAGACTGCCAAAAGAAATACAGGCATCGTCTACAGAACTTGTTAAAATATTTAAAGATGTAGAAGCATTTACTGGTGGTGCTGTAACTGCAGAAGCAGCAGGAGGCAGACTTGCAAAAGCATTTCAAGATGGTGAACTAAAGGCAAAAGAATTACAAAAGGTATTTCCTGGACTTGAGCAATCTGTTTATGACCAAGCAGAAGCGTTGTCTGCTGCTGGAGATAATCAAGGTGCATTAAACAAACTTACTGAAGAAGGCCAAAAGAAATATGGAGATGCAGCAGCCAAGAATGTTACATCAACACAAAAGTTTGAAACAGCATTAGCAGACTTTAAAGAACAATTAGGTACAAAAGTTTTACCAATCCTTGAAAAAGGAATTGACTTCCTAACAAAGATGTTTGAGGCATTTGATAAATTGCCAGGACCAGTTAAGGATATTTTAATTGTTTTAGGAGTTCTTCTTACTGTTGGTTCATTAGTTTTGATATTCCTAGCAAGCATGACAACTGCAATGACTACACTTGGAATAATAAGTGGAGGAACTGCTACTGGTGTTGGATTAGCAGCAACTGCAACTAAACTATTAACAGCAGCAATGAAGGGTTTACCAATTCTTGCTGTTATTGCATTAATTGTATTGCTTATACAAAACTGGGACACAGTAAGTGAAACTGCTAAAAAAGTTTTTGAAGCAATTAAAGAATTTTTTGGAAAGGCTTATGAGTTTGTTAAAGAAGCAATTGGTAAAGCAATTAGTTGGGTCAAGGAAAACTGGCCACTTATCCTTGCAATTTTGACGGGACCAATTGGATTAGCAATTAAATACATAGTAGATAACTTTGATAAGATTAAAGATAAAGCAGGAGAAATTATTTCAAGGATTAAAGATATCTTTGGAGGCCTGCCAGAAACAATGCTTAATGTTGGAAAAAACATTGTTATGGGTCTGTGGAATGGTATGCAAAACATGGTTGGCTGGCTTAGAGATAAGGTAACTGGATTCTTTAAGAACCTTCTTCCTGACTGGGCAGAAAAGGCTTTGGGAATTGCCTCTCCATCAAAGGTATTTGCAAAGATTGGTACTAACATTGTTAAAGGACTTCAAAGTACATTTAATGCTCCAGCAATAAAGTCTGTATCAAATGCAGCAAAGGCTGGTATTGCAGTACCAACTGCATCACTCCCATCATTAATGTCTTCTAGTGCAAAGTCAGGAGTTAACATTACAATCAACGCAGGTCTTGGTACAAATGGCGCACAACTTGGCCGTCAAGTATCAAGTGCAATTAAGCAATACGGCAAAGTAAGTACGCAGACGAGGTTCTAATGATAGTTGCAGAAGTATTCAAAGTATATTTATATGCAGACCCATTGGTTGCACTTACTGACCCAAACCTTGAAGAAGCAGAAGATATTACTTCAGGCATTCTTAATGTTAATATTGTAGAAGGAACTGATTTATATGAAGGCCCACAACAGCAGATAGATACTGGTCAATTTACAATTGTAACTCGTAACCCAGCAATGGACCCAAAGATTAATCCTAATCTAAAATACAACTCAGCAATTAAATTTTATGATGAAAGAGTAGGCGAATTTTTTAGAGGGTATGTAACAGATATTCAAGTAGAATATCAAAGAAAAGATGACCCAATCATTACGATTACTGGAACAGATATATTTGGTGCAGCACAAAGAGTTGTAGTTGACCAAGATACTCATGATGCAATCATGGCATTAAGCACTGGTTCAACTTGGAATGGATTAACATTTAGCGAATTTATTCCTTACATGTATGACTTTACTTCAAAATATCTTGATGTTAATGCACTTGTTGCACCAGGGTTTCCAGAACCTGCAGGCTTTTGGTTTGATTCAAGTCAAGCATTTGGCGAACAAATTTTAGGAAATTTAAGATTTTCACCAGCAAAATATATTCCTCAAGTTGGAGAAACTTATTTAGATGTAATGAATAAGTATGCACAAACAAATTTAACTTCTTTTTCTGCAAAAAGCGAGTTTGGTTACGACTACATAAATGTTTCTACATTTCCAAAGTATGACCCAAATTATTGGGACCCAGCGATAGACCCATATGTTTCCTACACAGATTATGATTTTAGTTCTGATCCTGCTGATGGCAAACCATACGAAACTATCTTAATTGATAATGGATACAATAGAGTAATTAACCAAGTAGATATATCTAATGAATACAGATTTGTAGATGCTGGTGAATTAAAATCTGAGTCAGAAGGATTTACCAGAACATCTGCGGAATCAATAGAAGATTATGCAATTTCAAGAGCAAGCATATCAACAATTTATCCAGCATTAGAGCCAGGTCTAAGTGTAGCATCTTGGGCTAACCGTTATTCACAAAACATATTTCAACTTACTGAATTTCCAGGTCAAGAAATACAAAAAATTACATTTGATAACGCAAGATACGAAGATGTACAAAATGAATCTTCATATTCTAATTACAGTCTTAATCAAATGATAAGAATAAAACATCAAATTAATAATGATGAAACAATTGATAGAATTTACGATATTGGTGGTATTACTCACAACATTTCTCCAGACAAATGGGAAATGGGTTTTACATTAAAACCATCTGCTTCTGATTTTATATTTAAACTTCAAGGTCAAATACCAACACTTCAAATGAATGCCTTAACTGGTGATACAAACTTTAACTTTACTGCAACTTTAGAAAATCTTGACCCAACGAAAATAAGTCAAGTTACTTGGGCCTTAAGTGCAACAAATGCAAATGACATTGCTCTTCTTTATCCTTATATAAATCAGGGCAATATGTTTAAAAATGGAATAGCAAGAACAGGTCTAACACAAACATGGAACTTTGATGATGATGGAGTTCTTGCACCTTATTCTTTTGACCCTGATTCAACATATGAAGCACCTACTGACAATCGTTATGGTGGTTATGGTCCAGGTGTATGGAGTGTTTATGCAATGATATTCTTCAGCGCAGAAACTCGTGCCATGCTTGTTCTTCAGCAAGAATTAATAGTTGGAACACCAGAAGTAGAAGCAGATTTTGGCTGGGCACAAAATACAACAAATAATTTTGGACAGGTAAGTTTTGTAGACACATCAGTTAATAATGAGGTAGGAGAGCCAGATTCTTATGCTTGGGATTTTGGAGATGGAAATACATCTTCAGAAAGAAACCCAATACATGTTTATAATCCAGGACCAAGTGATACAGAATATGATGTTAGTTTAACTGTGTTTGTTTATGGTGAAGATGAAGAAAAAATCTATAGCACACACACAGAAACAGTAACACTTATACAACCAGAAATGACTGCAGATTTTACCTGGGTAGCAAATGCTCAAGTAGTAACATTTACAAACACATCAACAAATGTTGGTTTTGAAGAGCCAGATGCATATCTTTGGGATTTTGGTGACGGAACAACATCTACATTAAAAAATCCAGTACACACTTTTCCAGTAACAGATGTAAATGTTTCACAATCGTTTAGTGTAACTTTGACAACTAGAAATATTTGGGAACAAACAGAATCAGTTACTAAAACTGTTACAACTACTGCTTTAAATGAAAGTGGAACATTCCCAGTTCGTTATATTAAATTTAGTATTGACGAATATCAAAAAGCAGGCAATCCTGGAGGTTCATATCATCTTACAATAACTCCTGTAATGAGTGTTTTAAAAGCAGTTACTTCTGGTACCAACGCAAATTTAGCATACATAAAGCCACTTATTGGCTTTAACGATAACTCAATCCCAACCCTTTTTTGGCTTTCAACAGATGGAGCAAATGTTCAGCAAAGTCTTGGTTGGGAATACTTTTTAACAAGAGATATACAAACAAATCAAAGAGCATATGGACTAGGTGCTGCATCAAAGTCTCTTCCTGCATCAACTTATAAGAAAGTTCGTTGGGAACTAGTAGTAGATATTGGAACAAATACACAACTTATAAAAGACATAATTTTAAGATTTGAAGATTTAATAGATGCAGGCTTGCCTGGTCAAATTCTTACAGAAGATTTTTATCCAAGAATTAATATTGAGTTTGCAAATGTTGTTACTGATTACACACCAAACCCTGCAGGAACTTTTGGCCCACCAACATTAAATGGTAATTGGGTAGATGTTGGATATATTAAACTTGACGGTGGAAGAATGGACCCAACACAAACTGCTGGTGTAAGAACAACTGCAACTAAATCAATATTTAAAATGAGGCCTTTGCCTTTAAACATTCCTTACTTTAACTATACATTTAATGATAAGATTGTTTCTTTTACATCAGTAGAAACTGCAGATTCATACGCTTGGGATTTTGGTGATAGTACAACATCTACAGATAAGGACCCAGTAAAAACATATTCTTCTTACGGAACATATACAGTAACACTTGCTGTAACAAATGGTGGCATTGTAACAAGAACAACTACAGAACCAGTAATAGTTCAAGCACCAGTAATATAACTTTCTGGACTGCCTCCAGGAAAAGCAAAACCCTCCTACGATGTCTGATAACTTATAGGAGGGTTTTGTTATTTAATCTTCTAGGCTTGGTTGCACCTCTAGTGGTAGTTCCACTGTAACCTCAACAGGCTCTTTCTTACTTACTTTAGCCTTGGGTCTCTTAGTATCGTAGTCCCAGTCTTTTACAGGAATGAGTTTTCCTTCGTAGTATACATTCTTAGCCATGATTCTCCTTTGCTAGTATTGAGTAGATATCATCTACACGACTTTCTAGTCTTGTAATTTGGTCTTTCATGCTGGACCCAGAATTTGGTCTAAGTTCAGATAAAAACTTATTAATCATCCATTTGGAGAAACCAAAAAAGGCTCCAAGGATCGTGGCTGCGCCAGCGAAAAGGGCAGCAATAATTTCAGGGTTAGTCAACATACATCAATTGTACAATTAAGGTAGATTAACCTTTGGAGGAAATCAATGGAAACCCTTAATTTACTGCCACCATCAGTTGAATGGCAAACTTACCGTAACGATACTACAGAAATGACAGTGTTTTTAGTAGATGAAAACGATGCTGCACTGGACCTAACAGACTGGACTTTTACAGGTAAAGTTAGAGAATACCCATCAGATGCAACAGTAATAGAAACACTGACCATTACAAAGACTGATAATGCATTAACAATTGTGCTTGATAACTCAGACCTTCCATTGACTAGTTATTTTGACATTGAAGGAAATAATTCAGAAACAAATAAGGTTTCCACAGTACTTAGAGGAAGAATAGCAGTAGAAGAGGATGTAACACGATGACTCTTGGCTATGTAAAAGTAACATCTGAATCACCACTACTTAATGGAGAAGTTCAAGTTATTTCTCCAAGTCAGATTAAAGTTCTTGCATCAGGAATAGCAATTGCACAAGGTCCTGTCGGACCTCAAGGGCCTGCTGGAGCCACAGGAGCAACTGGAGCACAAGGAATCCAAGGCATCCAAGGAATCCAAGGATTGCAAGGAATCCAAGGTGTTAAAGGTGATACTGGAAATACTGGAGCAACTGGTGCTCAAGGAATCCAAGGAACTAAAGGCGATACTGGCGACCAAGGTGAACAAGGAATTCAGGGAATCCAAGGCATTCAAGGAATCCAAGGCGAAAAAGGCGATACTGGAAATACAGGTACTGCAGGTGCTGATGGAGATAGATATGCAACAACATCTACAACATCATTAACAATTGTATCTTCTGGACAAATAACATTAACAACTGCTGATTTAAATTTAGATTATTCAATTGCACAATCCGTAATTGTTGCACATGATATTGACGATTATATGGTTGGAGAAGTTGTTTCTTACAATCATTCTACTGGTTCTTTAGTTATACAAGTAAAACATAAATCAGGTAGTGGAACATTTACTTCTTGGAATGTAAACCTTAATGGTGCTGTTGGTATTCAAGGCGAACAAGGAATACAAGGTATCCAAGGCATTCAAGGAGAGCAAGGCATTCAAGGAGAGCAAGGAATTCAAGGAGAACAAGGAATTGAAGGTCCTGAAGGTCCTAAAGGAGATACTGGCGATCAGGGCATTCAAGGAATTCAAGGAGAAACTGGAGAACAAGGTATCCAAGGAATCCAAGGAGAGCAAGGAATTCAGGGAGAGCAAGGAATTCAGGGTATCCAAGGAAATACTGGACCTGCAGGAACCGACGGAACAGTAATTGTTAATACAAACAACATTAAGTTTAACAATACTAATGCAATGGATTCACTTACTACAGGAGAAAACAATATAGCACTTGGTTTTAATACACTTGATGCTATTACAACTGTTAGTGCTTTGACTGCAGTTGGTAACAATGCTCTTCAGGCCAACACAACAGGTACTGCAAATATTGCATTTGGTTATAATGCTCTTCCATTAAACACAACAGGTAGCCGTAACACAGCACTTGGTGCTAATACACTTACTCTAAACACAACAGGAAATAGCAATACAGCAGTTGGTTCACAGGCTTTAAATAAAACTACTGGAAGCGATAACATCGGAATTGGTCAGGCTGCTTTATTTAATAATACAACTGGTGGAAATAATATTTCTATTGGGTCTGGCTCACTTGATGCAAACACAACAGCAAGCAACAATGTGGCTATTGGTTCAGCAGCATTAGCATTAAACACAACTGGAGCCACTAATACTGCAATTGGTTCATTTGCTATTAGAAACAATTTAA